AAAGTTGATGTCAATACACCAGAAGCGTTTATTGATTGGCTTAATAAATGGTATAAATAATAACAATATGAAACCACACCACCAACTTATCACATTCGCTATCCTTTGCCTGCTATTAATTATAGGTCTTAACCATTGCGCAAAGCACAAACCGAAACCTATTCCATTTGACTACAAGACCGAAGCGGAAATGATGAAAAAGCAATTCGGCATTGAGCAAGCTATATTGCTGAATCAGTTGGAGAATGTCAACCGAAGACTGCAAGTTGCAGTTAACGCAAAAGATTCGATTAGAAAGCGTGAAATATCTTTAAGCAACACTAACATAGCATTGATGAAGAAACTGCGTAATACGCTACCAAAAGAGTGTGATACTGTGTTTGTTTTATGTGATGAGATTATCAATGTTAAGGATAGCAGTTATGCAGCCTTGTTTACTGCGTTTCAATTGTGTGATTCTGCTTCAACGATTAAGGATTCTTTAATAGTTAACTACAAGGCGGAAAACCTAACGGATTCGTTACTTTTAAAAGTAAGCAAACAAGAAACGAAGCAACAAAGAAGAGGCAAGGTAGCTGCGTGGTGTGTTGGTGGGGCTATGTTTATTTTGTGGTTAGTTGTTGGATTGAAATAAATTACTATCTTTGCCCCGTTCAATGTTAGTTAAGTTATTAGATTCATAGCCCTTGCAGAAATGTGAGGGCTTTGTTATTTTTCATCCATTATACCTAACATTACCAACAACGCAATCACACCGCCCTTAAAGAATCTGCCTACATTCTTAACTATTGCTCTATACTGATACAACATTGCAATCAAATATACCAACAAAATAATCAAGACTAATATCAATGGTTTTATAGCGACTATTTCTTGATTAGTCATTCTTATTTTTCTTGGCCACTCTGTACGATGCCCACATTGATACTACTAATGCACCAAGTTTAGCGAAGTCGTAAATCGTGTCATATATGCCGACTAAATTCATATTGCCAAACCAGTCCGATGTCCATACCCCTGCTTGAATGATGACGCTTGTAATGATGACTAAAATGCTATTGTCGGGATGGTGTGAATGAATCATAAAGGATATGTTGGTAAAGTTGCTAAAAATTCTGCTGCAGTTTCTTCATTTGGATTCAAAGCTACATAATTAGCCACTAACTTGCAAGTAGTAATCCACCAATCAATAATACTTTGCGCCTCTTCACCAAATTCCACATCGTTAACCCACATTGATACCTCACCGATTGATAAATAGTTTTTATCGGTTAATATTTCTTGCATCATTTCGTTGTGATACTTGTTTGTAGGGCTATCGTAAGTTAATTCTCCATCAACTATCCACGATTTGCGCCCATTGCCTTGTTGTTTGAATTTTATAGTCATAGTGTCATTTGTAAAGTTACTGCAGGAATCCATTGTGTTGGATTTGTTGTTACCCATGTTGGAGTTGTAAATCTTATAGTGTAATCCTTAGTGGTCACCAATGATATTGATAATCCACTAAACAAAGTTTTCAATGTTGTACTTGCTCCGAAATCAGATGTAAATGTGCCTATCAATGTTTCAGTTGCATCTGTTACGTTTCTAAGGTAAATAGACACCGTTTCATTGCTGCCATTACCCACTTGTTCCAATGTTAAAGATGCTGCCGTTACTGTGCAGTTTGCGGTTGGTTTGAAAGCCCTTCTTGCATCAGTTCCAGCTGGTGTGGCTGCAATAGTTCCAATATGATAATTCGTTGCATCGTTAACCACTCCAATTACAAGTCCTATGCAAGTCAATGTTTGCGTGTTAGATGACGCAGGTGTATAACCCAATATAGTTGCTATCGATGCAGTCTTCCATTGTGCTGGGCTTACTGCGTTATCATACCATAATGTGTCCTTTAACGATGGGCTTTGTGCCTGAACATTATGTAGTTCATCTAATTCATAACCATTTTGTATTTTAACATACATTCTCCCCGATGAACCATTATTTGCAGTTGTTACTATGCCAATGGAAACCAAGTGATTAGGTGCATATTGTTTTGTTCTTGTTATTCCTCCTGATGTATTTGATAAGTAAACAATGTCTCCATCGGCCCAACTACCAACTGATGGCTTTAATGTATCTAACCCATCAAGTAAACCTTGCAAAATAATAATGCCCTTTTGATTTGCTGCTATTGATGTAGAATATACCACACCAACTGTTCTTGCTGATGTAGCATCTGATGTGTTGTTTGCTAACTTAACCGTCATCCTATCTCCTACGCCACTAAAAGCATACACCACTTGACCTTTTGTAATGGTTACACTATCATCGTTAGTAACGTAAGCAAAGATGCTATTAGGAGATGTTCCTATACATTGAAATCCATTTAATGTCGAATTGTAAACACATAGCATTTCACCACCATCCCAAATGTCACCACCGATTATTGCGCCATCATTATTTCTGTATAATGTTTTAGCTCCTAATGAATTTATATTAAGTGTTGCTGCGGTTGTATTACCATTTGTAAATCTTATTAAATAAGCATCACCATCGGTATAACTTGCAACACCCGAAATCGTTGCAGTATAAGTGTCTGTGCCTGCTGCGGTTGCTTTTGTGATGCCACCACCAGTAACATCACTTAACATCGCAAATGTGTCACTTGTTGGTTTATTTGGTAAATTAAACGCAACAGGAGTTGCAAGTATTGTAGATGTTATTGATGCTACACCTCCCAATATATTTGTAATATCAATAGTGTCATGCTTAATAGTTATACTTTCACCTAAGCCATTGTCAACAGTAATACCTACTGATGTTGTAGAATTAACAGTTGTTACTTGTTGTAGGTTTGGTGTTGCTTTTAAATTAGCTATATCCTGCGCAGTTGTTTTTTTAGTTGTACCACCTTGCACAATAGGTAATGGTTCTGTGCCTGCTAATGCACCAGCACTTGTTAATGCACTTATTTTTAAATCTGCCATTATAATATTATTTTAGATCCATCTTCTTGCAACAAATAAAATCCATCCTCTAATAAAATAAAGTAAGGAATTACTGCCGCTTCGCTTTCGGATTGAGTTGCAAATATAGTGTTAAATGGTATATTATTTGGTATTTTAGTAACTTGAATTATTTGACTGCCAACATCCGTTGAAGTAATATCTAATCCAGTAAGTTGACAAAATTCGGCAACTCTGTTTAATCCATAACCAAACTGCAAAGCCAAATCATAAACCGATTGTGTTTGCTTAATAAAATAACTATTGTCGGGCTGTTGTGGTGTGTTCTGTTGCTTTATCGCAGCCGAAACAACATTGCGCCTTATTGTGTCATCATAAGTTAATGTAAGGCCCTCTATTGAATCGGTTATTGTTAAATCATTATCAGTGCATAATTTAACCGAATATTGTGCATCGCCATACAATTGTATGGCAACATCATAAATACCTTGCCCTGCCTTAACTACGTATTGCATCTACATCAAAATTAGAACTATTATTATCGCTGAAGTTAACGGTTATAGAACTGAATCCATCTTGTGCTAATTGTAATAATATTTGTTTTTTCAATTGCAATTGTGAACCACTGCTATTTAAGTAATTATCAATTCCAACACCGCAAAGTATATACTCTTTCCAATCGCCTTGTGCCGAATTAATAATGTCAACAATATGGTCTTCATCACTGGCACCAATTACAAAATCGTTGTTAACTATTAGCGCATCTCCATCGCTATTTTGCAGAAAATCTTTAGCCGTTGCCATGTTTTACAGTTGTGTTTTCGATTTGTAAAATGTTTATTTGTGGTAATACAAGTGCAGTAAATGTTGATAATGCCACACCTCCATCAATAGGAGCATAACCTGCCATAAGTGCCGTTATTGCTATTTTCAACGTATTAATTTCGGTTTGTAAGTTATTCAATGCAGCGTTCAACACTTGCACCTTAACCAACCCTCCATTCGCATCGCCAGCCAAATAAACTTGGTCAACCTTGCTTACCATTGTCACGTAAGCATTTGCTTGCGATGTTTGTTGAATAATTACTAAACTACCATTTGCAGGTATCAAAGTAAAACCCTTATCAGCATCAGCATTTAGCAACACATCGTAAAATTCTGCATCGCCATTTATCGGGGTGCAAGTGCAAGTGAACGTAGCCAAATCAATGTCGCTCACATTGCACACCACACCCTCATATTGCAGGTCATTTAAACCGCTTAAAGATTGAATCGCTTGTCTTATATCTGTTACTTGTACGCTCATATTATGCTATTCTACGTTCTAATTCGATTGTCTGTTTACCGCCATCGGTAGTGCTTACTTCGGTTATAACTGATTTGATTAAGTATTTACCTTTGCGCTCTGGGTATTTCCAACTATCAACAACTGCATAATCGCCCGGCACAACTAATGGTTCTAAAAAAGTTTTGAAACTTCCATAATAACCAGTGTAGTTTGCTTGCTCTAAAAATGAATTGCACTTTAAATCTAAATCGGCCTTTGTGCCACCTAACTGAAATACAGTGCGAATGTCACCCGATGGGTCACCGTATATAAATTCTTCCCTCGCATTGTTTTTAATTAGTATGCCTTTGATTTGCACCTTAACGTCATCCTTTTTAAGATAAGTTAAACTCATTCCCTCTTTAACCATTTTTTCAAATAAAAAAACCGCTTTCATTGCCTCCTCTTTATAAAATGGCAATCCAACACGAAGCACACCGTTTTTAAAAAACGAATACAAACCATATTGGTCACGTAAAACTTGCAGAATTTTACCAATGCTTACTTCTTGCAATCTTATTTGCCCTAATTGTGCGGTTAAATCAACTTTATATGGCACATTGATGTTAGTTAGCATCTTACCGATAAACGTGTTTAAATCAACGCTTTTAAACGATAGGTTTGGCGATATAGCTTGCTTTAATAAAAACATTTCATCCTCGCACAAAATTTCAACAGGAACATTGTTGTTTATCTTACTAATGTAACCTGTAAATATTACCGTTTCGTTTGGGTAGTATGCAGCAATAATTTTAATTTTATCGCCTCTGCGCATAATTGCATTTGCGCCCTCGTAAATGTTTTTTTTATTGTAGTTGACATTACGCGGCAATGTTACCGATGCCGTTTGTGTTTGCTTGTCGTATGACCTGCTAACACTAACTTTGCTAACAGATGCGAATGTAAACGTATCACTACGCCCATCGCCTTGTTGCTCTATTATTACGCGGCACACAATTCTAAACATCTTTAGTCGTTTTAGAAATTGTATAATCTATGTCACTCACACAATTCAACTGAAAATATTGCACATTGCGAAGCCCTTGTTGCTGCGACATTTGGCAACTTTCAATTACTATTTGACTAACACCAAGTATATTATTTAAAAAGTCACTTGTTACTTTTAAAGACACTGGCGCACTTGAATAAGATTTAATCAATCTCGCATCGTCATCGGGGTATTCATCAGGATTTTGTGTTGCCACATAACCGCGAATAGTTATCGTTAAATCACTTTCGCCAATGTATTCTTTGACTGTGCCTTTTAAATCAATAACCTCTGTTTTAACGATTGTTTTGTTAACCGTTGCATCAATAATAACACCGTTAAGAAATAAACCTTGTGCGCCCTCTGTATTGATGCCCGGTGCAACATTGAAAGTGCCAAATGATTTATTGCTTGCTAATGGATTTGGTGTTTCAACATACTTGTTTGTAAAATCATTGTATTCAAAGGTTGTATATTCAGGCCTTTGAATAAATAGTGTGCCATACATCGGTGTGCCATACAATGAAATTCCATCGGGTGTATCTGTTTTAATGTTAAAGTTATTAGCAGCTATTAAAGCACGTTGCACCAATGGTAAACCAAAGCCCTTTGATAATGTTCTTACATTTTGCTTCTGTGCTGGTGTTGGTATGATAAATTGTAAACTCATATCTTTATTTTGTTGCCATTAGTTGGAAATCATTAACCGCCTCAATCAATGCCTGCGCTACTTGTTCTTTGATTTGATTTGCACCCTCTTTAATGTTTGTTGTGTTTAAAGTAACCGCGCCAAATTCTTTAATTGATATATTAAAGTTTTGCACACCTCTACTTTCAACTATGTTTGTTCCTGTGCCACCTTTGGTAGTTGGTGCAGCAGTTGGTGCGCCACCCATAGCCGCTGCTGCCGTAGTTGATGCAGGTGTTTTTAATAAACCAATTTGACCTTTAACCTCACCTAATGCTCCGTAAATTGAAGCACGTTTTCTGCTAAATTCTGTTTCATCAATTAATCCTTTATTGTAATCTTTTCTTAAATTTATTAATCTGTTTGTTAATTCAGTTTGGTTTGATATTGCTTCACTTAAAGTTTTTGCGGGTGTTGTAACAAATTCGGAATATAATTCCTTTTGATAATCCAACATCATTAGTTTGGCATCTTTACCTGTCCTAAACTCATACATCATATCTCGCCACGATGAAAAGAAATTGCCAAATTGTTTTGCTCCATTTTTAGCATAATTTTCGGCCATTATATTTCCTTGTGCAAAT